GTCATCGTGCCGCCAGTTGTCTTTAGGAAAGCGGTCGAGCTGCTAACCGCTGAGTCAACATAAGCCTTGTTCGTGAGGTCAGAGACTTCCACAGGCGCAAAGGTGCATTTCGGCGCAATGCTAAATGTCACCTTACCCGTAGCAATTTCAATCATGTAGCCAGACTTCGATCCGGGCAATTGGACACGGAAATATGTGCCGTCGTAGTATGTGTAGACATCTTGACCGTTGAAAGAACTTACGCCGCCTGAGTTAGCGTAGCGCAGAGGTCCGTTCATTACGTCGCCAGATTTGTTGACGTAGTTTGTCGATGCCGTTGTCGAGATGGTGCCGTCTGCTGCGACGTTCATCCCTGTGCCAATTTTCACACCGCCGAGAACAGTTGCCGAGGCGGTCGGTAACGTGTACGCGACACCACCAGCCGCAACCTTGTCGTCAACATACTTCTTATTTGCTGCGTGTGTTGGGTTTGTTGGCGCAGCTTCTGGTAATTCAAAAGGCACGTTTGAACTGATAGCGTTTTGCGATGGAAAACTCGGGTAAGACAAAACCTGTAAAGTTGAATTACCTGCAAGAAGAGTAAGCGCCAAGTTACCTTGCGCATTTGTGCTGCCGTAGATTCCTAAGTCAGGTCCCCATGTTATTGCGGCTGCAGTCGCGCTAGGCTCGTAGTTTATTGGACCCGTCATGTTGCCGCCAGCAAGAGGCAGGTAGCCAGTCAAATTGGTGGCTGGTGTAAAGATTTTGCCGTCTGTGCCGAGTTTGGAGGCATTGTTTGCATCAGCGGAAACGGCTGTCGGGCCTTCGATACCTTGCGGTCCTTCTGCACCGGCGGCACCGGCAGGGCCAGCCTCGCCTTGAGGGCCTGCGGGGCCTTGTGCGCCAGTAGGTCCAACAATTGGACCGGCGTTAACAAAGCCTGGAACAGTCTCATCCCAAACGTGTGCGTCGCCTGTTGCCTCGATTAGGTACACATCACCCTGAGTGGCTGTGGCTGGCAAGTCACCGACTGTTGCGACTCTTGCAATAAATCGCAAACCAAGACCAGGAACGCCTTGTGGACCCTCAGGGCCTTCCACACCGTCAACACCTGCGGGGCCAGCCTCACCTTGTGCGCCAGCAGGACCAGGTTCTCCCTGCACTCCTTGAATTCCTGCTTCACCTTGCGGTCCAGTTGCGCCTGTCTCACCTTGTGGACCGACTGCACCATCCTCACCAACCAAACGACCTAATTCAGCCCAGCCCTTGCCATTAGGGTTCTGAGATACAGGGACGCATTGATAGCCGATACCAGTATCGTTTGCGATGAAAACAGAATACAGATCTGCAATGTCAATCACACCGGCGAGGTCAGCTTCTGTTTCTACACGACCGCCATACTTAAATCCAATAGGACCGACTGGACCTTCGGGACCAGGTTCGCCCTGCTCTCCCTGAGGACCAGGAACACCAGCAGCGGCAGACACAACATTCCAGCTGATGCCGTCATACTGATACTGCACACCATTCGGTGCGTCGTAGATGTCGCCAGCGGCTGGGGTATCGGGAAACTCTAAGGCTGCCATGATCTGTCCTTACTTTTGAATGAGTGCAACAAGATCAGCGACCTGTTTTTTCAGGTCTGCAATCTCGTTCTGAAGTTGTGTGATTTCGGGGGCCGCGCCGATGCTGACAATCTCGACCCACTGGCCGCCTGTCGTGTCGACGTAGTAGACGAACATTGACGCTGTTTGAGAATTGAACCAGAGCTGGTCTTTCGTCGGATTGGATGGAGGTGTGGAACCCGAGTACATCGTGGCCGAGCCTGGCGCGCTTGTGGTCTGCACCCACTGGCTGCTTGTGCCGTCGTTGTACAAAACGTAGAGCCCGCCATTACCTGTGTTGAACCAAAGCGAATTCTCTTCAGCATCAACCGGCGGGACAGCAGAAACAGTCACGCTCGATGAGGTTGACTTGTTGACGTAAATCAGACCATCAGTTGCCGACAGGATTGCTGCGTTGTCAGCATCAGCCGAAACCGCGGTTGGACCTGGTGGGCCAGCAGGTCCCATCGGACCATCAGCACCAGGTTTTCCATCAGCACCTGGCTTGCCTGGTACGCCCTGAGGCCCCATTGGGCCGCGAGGGCCTTGTGGTCCGACCGTACCGTCACCGCCACCACCAGAGCCGCCAACACTGCCGGCGATCATCTGCACCCAGGATGCCGACTTGCCAGACGGGAAATCAGTTGTGCGCTCAACCGCCAGCCAGAGCGAATTGTCCATACGAACAATTTCACCGGCGGCATACGTTTGGTTTGCGTCGTAGTATCCCCGGAAAGACTTGACGGCTGCACCATCAAAATCCCCATTAAGGTCGGGCAGTGCGAGTTCTATCGTGTGAACCCGCCCGTCTGTCATTTCAAACAGGATATTAGAATCAGAGGCAAATATGTCCTTGATGCCAACACCGTCAGCACCAGGTAGTCCCTGGTCGCCCGACTTACCGGCCTCGCCCTGGTCGCCCTTTTCCGTAAACACAAACATTTGCCACTGCTTGTCACCTTCGTCAGCGACCTTGATCAGTGTCTTGCGGTCTTTGATCACAATGTCGTTGATCGAATACTCGACCTCTTTCTTGAACGTGCCACGAAAGATAGGCGAGTGATTCTCGATTGTGTGGTCAATGACCAGACCATCTGACAATGCGACACGCATCGCAGTTTTGCGAAGCTCTGTCTGCTCAAACGAAATGTCGTCGATGCCGTTGACCAGGACGTTGTATCCGGCCGGGTCATCTGACGGCGATCCATTGGCCTTGCGGCTGGTCATAAACAAACCGCCGCCATGAGCGACGAGCGTGTTTTTGTCTACCTTGTCACCCTCACGAACCAGCATCGGTTCAATGATTGGGCGATCACGGCCAGGCTCACCATCGCGACCGTCCTGGCCGTCTAAGCCCTTCTGACCATCAACACCGTCGCGGCCGTCTTTGACCTGCGAAAGACGCTCGTCAACAATAGAGGATAAATTGTCCAAATGCAGGAGAACATCTTCCTTTACTTGGAACGCAAGCTCTTCAGTTTGTTTTTGACGCTGTTCCAGATCGACAATAGTTTTTGCATAATCATTGATTGCCTCTCGAGTAATCGCTAAGTTTTCGTCGCTGTTGCTCTTTACGACTCGCAACATCTCAGCAGCCAGGTCTGACTGCGACTCAGTTGTACGCGCCTCGACCTCGATGAGCTTGGCCTGGATCGCCGCGAGCTCGCCGGTATTCTTTTCAATAGCTGCGTTTAATGTTGTCCTGGTCTCAGAGAGCACCTCTGCGACCGCCTCAATAACCGGCAAATGTTTTTGGTCAAGCATGGTGCATTTTTCCAATCAGTATGGATTTGATCAGCGCCTTCTCTGCCGCCGGATCACGAACATCATCTGGCTCAGGTGGCTCGACAGTTGGTGCCGGGGGCGCTGGTGGTGCAACAGGCTCGGGGGTCTGGCCCACTTGAATCATCTGCTGCTGGAGGTATGGTTTCTCGCCACCTTCGACGGGAGGTAGGCCCTCGATGCGTCGAGCTTCGTTGGGTGAATAGATGCCGCGCTGCACAGCCTGGCCAAGGGTGTCGACTCGATCCTTCATATTCGTGCGAAGGAGAATCTTTTCGTCCAGGTTCAGCGACTCGTCGGGACCCATCTCGAAGAAATTCTCGAGAGCCGTTTCAATCAGTCGAATCGTGTGGCCGAGATCCGTGGCCAGCCAGTGTGAAATCAGTTGTTCTGTGTTGTTGTATGTGGACGAGCCCATCGAGTTGACCAGCGAGAGAGGTACGCCAAACACTGAAGTGATGGCCTCAATCGTCATCTGGTTGGCTTGGATCATCTGAGCGTCCTGGCTCGACATCGAGACCTGCTTCCACTCCAGACCATTTGTCAAAATCGGCGTCTTGCCTGATGCGAATCCGGCCGCTTGCTGCTTCCAGAGCTCTTTCAAGCGATTGACCTGCTCACCGGACAGATCTTTTTCAGTCGAGATCACGCCAGACGGCCGACCTTGATTCTCGAAAAACTTCGCGGATCCTGTTGCGATTGCATTGTTTGCGGCCACAGCGGCTGAAACCGACGAGAGGGGCGATACGCCACGCAATGGGTCGTCAGGTGTGGCCAGCTTGATATGCAACATATCGCGCGCTGGCACAAAGTATTCTGGGTCGAAATTATCGTGATTGAATCTAGTATCTGAAACTGAGTAGACGACACCACCATCCTCTGGCAGTCGATATGCATGCACCCGGTCAGGATGCAGCAACCACATCTCAGTTATTTCGGTTCGATTGTTTCTGCGGCCGATCGCGTAAGCGTTGCCGGAATAAAAAAGACTGCGAACGGCATTCGACAAAAACTCGATCTGATTCATCAGCGGATTCGGTCTGCGTAATGCACGCAACACAGCACTGTTTTTGACATGCACTCGCGTGCCGTCATCCTCAGTGACGAAATGCTCAACCGGCATCAAACTGATGGATGCAGAATAACGACGCACGCATGCCTCGACGACGGAGTTCATTCCGCCTTGCAGAGGCACACGGCCGTTCTGCCACCACTCTTGCCCCCAGGACTGATTCAAGACGCCGACATCCATCGTGTTGACGAGTGACTTGCGCTTAAATAGGTCGAGGAATTTCATTCTGCGGCAGCCTCGGCTGGAATCGTCTCAGCAGGAGACTCTGGCGCGACCTGTGCTGGCGCAGTCACAGCTGGCTGCTTGGTCGACTTAGAAATTGGATAAGGTACGGTCCAGACTTGCTGGCCAGTGATGTCGACATATCCTTTGCCGAGCATTTTGGCTTTTGCTGCATCGGACTCAGCAACGTGAAACACGCCTTCGTTTCGGTTCTTGAATTGCCACATTAAAAATGAAGCCATTTCGATTTCTCCATAAAACAAGAGGAGGACGCGCCTCCCCTTGTTTATTTACTTACGATTACCAGGCAACGCCATTGATTCCAGTCACGAAACCGTCGCGGCGCATCACCCACGACAAGGGCATAGTCATGCGAACCGCAATCAATTCCTGCTGGAACAAGCTGACAACTTTGCCGGTCGTGACTGCACCGAAATTGTTTTTGTCGAGCACGCTTGGATCGGGTGCAACATCATCAGCCTGAACGAGAGACGCTGTATCAGACACGGCGAACTCAGGAGTGTCGAATGCTGATGCAAACGAGCTTGCGTCCAGAGCAATCACAGTTCCAGCTGGAATGTTGTTGCTGACGATCACGCGATAACCGTTCAAGCGGCCAGCGGAGAGCTGGTCACGGAACACATAGGTGCCGACTGCTGTCGTTGTGAAGGACAGGCCCAATTCCTGCAACGGGTTCATCAAAATCACGATCGAAGCGGAGTTGCCGTTTTTCTCGATGATTGGTGTGACGAGTGCCTTGATGTCGGCCAGGATGTCAGCAGCAGTGGAACCTGCTGATGTACCAAGCGTCACGCCGTTGAGCAAGCCAGCGGGTGACTTGTTGGCAACTGCTGGGTTTGCAGAGATCAATGCTGCGTCGATTGCCCATGCAGTGTCAGCAACGATCTGGCTGGTGATGAGACCTTGAATCGAAGGAATCGAAACACGGCTCAGTTCTTTCGTGAAGTGGGAGATTACGCCCATTTTGTAACGATTCAGAACCTTGGCTGCGTAGCTGGTACGCTTGACGGGAATCAGATTTCCTTCGCCGACAAATGAACCGGCCAGGTCACCCATTGCGCCGGCCTGAGCTGGCAAGCTGATGCTCTGGTTTCCACCAAATTGAATCGAGGTGCCGCTTGATGCCAATTGAGCGTAGAAGCTGGTAGGACGCAAAGCATCCATAAAATCAGCATAACCCTGGCGAACGAGTTCGCTGGCCCAGCCGGCGGCCTGAGTTGTTGCAGGATCTGTGGCAGCTTTAACGACTGTCTGCAATTCGCGGTCTGACTCGAAAGCCATTTCAGCAGCAGCGCCGAGGCTCTTCTGTTGAGTGTGTGCAACAAATGCAGCGGTCGCCAGCTTAGCGAACAACATGTCCTCGCCTTTGCGCGACTTGATTGTGCCGAGGTGTTGAGCTTTCACGATGCCAGGAGCAGCAACAGAGCTGGCCAATGACTGCTCGGCGTCTTTGTATGCTTGGAGCGATTTTTCTTTCTGCTCAATCAGCGACTTCGCAGACGAGATTTCGCTTGCTTCGACTTCTGTCAGGTCGCGGCTGTCTGTCTCAGCAGCTTTCACCAAGCCTGTGATAACGTCTTTTGCAGCGACGATTTCGCCTTCAATACTTTTGATTTTTACGGATAAGGTCATTTCTGACTCCATTGATTAATAAATGAACGGGCTGCATCGAGCCGAGGTGTTTCGATCAGACCTGACTCGGCCAAATCAAGTGATTCGCTGTACTCAGACCCAAACTGGGTCGACAGAAAATCAAATCTTTTGATAGAAGTAATGGACGCCTCGGCGTTGCAAGGGATCGTCACGGCTGAAAGCTCCAGCCACTTCCACTCTTTGAACCGGTAGCCGCCGCCTTTGATTGGCTCGGCTTTTGTTGCGCGAAATCCAATTGATAGGCCGCGAACAAGGCCTGACTTCATCTGTCGCCAGGCTCTCTCTACATAATCAAGACCGGAGTCTTTCGCAATCTCAGCCTCGATCTCGATGCCGGCGTCCGTGACGCGAGCAGTCTTGACCATGCCAATCGGAGATCCGTGGTCGTGTTGGGACAAGAGAGGAATAGGGAGAGTGAACCTTGCACCCTTTGGCTCAACTATGTCGCCGGCGTGGTCTGTGCTTGGTGTGGAGGCGATGCCTCGGATGATCCGTTGCGAATCATCAATTGATTTGATCTCTAGTGTCGACCAGCTTTTAGTGTGCATATTCCGGCAGCTCTATTGAGCCAGCCGGGTAAACCGTCGCTGATAGTTGATCGTCACGCTCGCCAGGAGGGGCGCTTTTCTGTCGCTCGGACTTGCCTGGGCGATTTCGGGCCATCATGGTTGGCTCTGCGTGAGTTTATATGCCGTAATTATCACAAATACAACAATTTAAGTCAATAAATTATTGTTATTTTTCATACACTTAACGAAATGTGAGGA